CGCCTCGACGGCGGACTGCACCAGGCCCTTGTTCTGGGACGAGAGGACCTTGCCGGCGCGCAGGCCGCCGAGCGCCCGGACCAGGTCGCGCTCGCCGTCGGCGACCGCATCCGGGTCCATCGGGAGCGGCACGACGCTGGTCTCGAACAGCTCCCAGCGGCGGGGGACGCCGGCGGTGTCGATGTCGAACGCCTCGAAGCCGACGGACACCGCGTTGAGGAAACCCGCGCGGATCTTCCGCTCGACGGTGACGGCGAAGTCGTCGTCGGGGTCGAAGCGCAGGCCGCCGACGAGGCGGTCGCCGTCGACACGGACGTCCTCGACCCGGCCGATCGGCAGGTCATTGCGGCCCCAGTAGGAGTGGCCGTAGCCGAGCACCGGATTGGACTGGTAGCGGGCGAGGTCGAGGCCGCCCATCTGGAGGTCCAGGCCGTCGGCCTTGCGGCCGGCGGTGGCCAGGACGAACGGCACCGGCCCGTCCGGGGCAGCGTCGCCCTCGGCGCGGACCGCGTAGCCGCGCATGTAGACGCGGGTCATCAGCTCTCCTTACTCGGGCTCGACGGAGCAGTCGCACCCCGGGTGCAGCGGCGGGTGGAAGGTGTCGTGATGGATCGCCATCGGCTTGGTGTCGTCGCCGCCCGGGGCGGAGCCACCCTTGGCGACGAACGGCGCGTCGATGGCGACGGTGCGGCCGTCCATCCGCGAGCAGTGCGGGCAGTCGGACTTGCCGGAGGTGACCCAGGCGAGCGTCTCGACGCCGGCCTCTTTCCAGGTCTCGCGCGCGGCAGCGTTCGGCAGTTGCGCGGTCTGCCACGCGGACGTCTGCCCGGGCCGCTCGGCCTGCCACTTGGCGAGGCGGGCGGCGATCGCCGTGGCCTCGCCGCCGGGCTCGGCCTTCTCCGCGGCGTTCCGCAGCTGGCCGATCGACGTGGCGACCCGGTAGGCGACGTGGGACAGGGTGTAGGCCCTCACCCACGTGGACAGGTCGACCTCGTCCTCGTGGCCGACCTGCCGGGCGGCGTCCAGGCCGATCGCCTGCGCGTGGCCGCCGAACAGCGGCAGCCAGCTCGCGAGCGTGGACTCCTGGACGGTCTGCTCGTAGTAGGTCGTGATCGCGGCGACGAATCCCTGCAGCGAGCGGCGGCCGCGCTCCTCGCCGTCGTCCGGCGCGGGCAGGTGCTCGGCCGCGAGCGCGGTCACCCTGGTGACCTCGTCGACCAGGAGCTCGGCGTCGGCGTCGGCGATCCGCGGTGCCCACTTCGCCGCGGTCTTGCGCCGCGCGGCCTCCCCGCGGGCGAGCGCCCGGGCCCGCGCCCGACCGGCCGCGCGCGGCGCCTCCTCGCCCGCGGCCGGGGCCGGGCCGGGATCGGCGACCTGGTCGGCCGGGACCATGTTCAGCGGCACCAGGTAGACGTCGCCTCCGTCGACCGGGTTCTCGTTCTCCTTCTCCCGGATGTCGTTGGCGGACAGCCAACCGCCTTGGCGGCCGATGTTGTAGGCCTGGTAGCGGCTGAGGGTGTCGCCGCGGAGCATCGCGTCGAGGAGGTGCTCCGCGAAATACGTCTCCTGCTCGGGCGGGGTGAGGAGCTGGGTGAACACGGCCTCCTCCCAGCGGACCAGCCAGGTCCGCAGCGAGGTCGCCACGTAGTCCAGCGCGGTCTGCTCGATGTTCGAGAACGTCGCCCTCTCAAGGTCGTTGATCTTGTAGCTCGGCAGGCGGAGCCAGCGGGCCATCTCCGTGACCTGCAGCTTGCGGGTCTCCAGGAACTGGGCGGCATCGTTCGGCATGCCGACGGCCTGCCAGGTCACGCCCTCCTCCAGGATCGCCACGCGGTGGGCGTTGTCGATGGAGCGGTGGATGTCCTCCCAGCCGGCCTGCATGCGCGTGCGGGCGCCGTCGGAGAGCACACCCGGGTGGGTGAGCGCACCGCCCGGCGCCGACCCGTTGCTGAAGACCTTGGCGCCGTGCATCTCGGTGGCCAGGCCCAGGCCGATCGAGTTGGCGGCGAGCTCGACCACCGGGTAGCCGCGCACCCCGTCGAAGCCCAGGCCCGGGACGAACAGCACCTCCTCCGGCAGCAGGGTGGCGTAGATGCCGTTCACGTCGTCGCAGTACTCGAAGACGCGGGTGAACCGGCCGCCGGTCATGCGCTTGACGCACACCCGGGTGCGGTCCGGCCGCAGCGGCCACAGCTCGGCGATGGCGCCGTTGCGCGGGTCGGTGACGATCTGGGCGACGCCGAAGCCCCAGCTGATCGCGTGCCCGGTCAGGGTCTCGCGCAGGGCCTGCGCGGTCATCATCGGGTTCGCCTGGTAGCGCAGCACGTTGTACAGCGGGTGGGTGCGGGCCTCGGTCTTGCCGCGCTCGAGGCGCTCGTACAGCTTGAGCGGCAGCGAGCCGACGTCCTCGGCGATGACCCGCAGGCCGGAGAAGAACGGCGCGTAGTACAGCGCGGTCTCCGGGGTGACGCACACCCCGGCCGCGCTGCGGCCGCCGCCGGCGAACCAGTCCTCCACCCACCGCTCCGGCGTGGCGATACCGGAGGTGGGGCCGGAGGAGGCGCGGGCGAACGCGCGGGCGGCGGATCGGATCAGCCCCACGGTCAGCCTCCTTGTCGGTGCGGGATGCCCGGCCGGGCGGCATCCGCCCGTCCGGCCTGGGTGCCGCCGGCCACGCCGAGGACCACCAGCAGGGCCCCGGCGACGGCGAGGCCCAGCCACAGGGACAGCAGGGATAGTCCGGTGCCCACCAGGGCGACACCGGCCAGGACGAGGACGTCCCACCGGTCGATGGGCGGCTCGGCGTCGGTCATCCGCTCATGCCTCTCGTCTCGTAGATGGACGGGGGCGGCAGGCCGCGCATCGCGCCGTCCACGGCGAACAGCAGGGCGGGCATGCCGTCGATCCGTTTGCCGGACTTGCCGCGGTCGGGCTTCACCGGCCGGATGCGGTCCGGGTCGTCCCTCGGGGACTTGCACTCGAGGTTGTCCGCCATCCACCGGACGACGGGGTTGGCGAAGTGCGCGAGCTCGCCCGAGCGCAGACGGCGCATCAACTCCGCCATCGGCGGCGTCATCCGCTGGTAGGTGGTGTTGGACTCCACCGTCTTGAGCCGGGTCCGCTTTTCAATCTCTTGGCGGACCGGCTCGCCGCACCACTTGTCGTAGGTGATGTCGACGATGGAGTAGCGGCGGTGGTCGGCCTCGATGTCGTCGTAGATCCGGTCGTAGTCGATGGTGTCGCCGTCGGTCAGCGTCACCCATCCGTCGCGGACCCACTGGGAGAACGCGCCGCCGGTGGACTCATCCAGCTGCGGGGCGATGGCCTCGGGCGCCCAGATCCGCCACAGCGCCTCGCCGCCCGGGAACAGGCAGCACCAGGCGGTCAGGTCCAGCTTGGACGACAGGTCCAGGCCCGCCCAGCAGCGCTGCCCCTCCAGGCGGCCTGTGATCCACTCCGGTGTCGGGGCGATCTCCCGCGCGCACGTATCCCACAGGTCCATGCCGATCCAGCGGGTCACCTGGCTGGTGCGCTGGTTGAGGCGGAACTGCCGGAAGCCGTTCTCCGCGGAGACGTGTCGCCGGGCCTCTTCGGCCTCCTCGCGCAGCGACTGCCGGCCGAGGAACGTGTCGAGCGCGGGGTTCGGCCACGCCCAGTTCGCCTCGTCCCACGGGTCGATGGACACCGGCAGGTCCGCGCGGCCGGGGAACAGCCGGTGCAGCCGGTCGAGCTCGTCCTTCGTGCGGGGCATCTTTCGCACGAAGGCGAAGTGGTGCGGGGCCCGCTTCGGGTCTTCCATGACCCGGTCCGCCTCGTCGATGAACTCGGCACCGAAGCTGACCTGGTCGGACGTCTCGGTGGTGATGGCGAGCATCAGTGGCTGGCAGCGGGCGCCGGCCGCCGTGCGCATCGCCTTCCACAGCGAGTCGTCCGGCTGGGACAGCACCTCGTCCAGGATGAACGCGTGCGGGTTGTGGCCGAGCTCGTTGTCGGCGTCGGCCGGGATCACCTCGTAGTGCGACCCGGACCGCTCGTCAATCAACCGCCGGGAGGCCCGGTTGTGCGTCAGGCGCTTGGCCAGCACCGGCGATCGGCGGACCATCTTCGTCGCCGGCTCGAACACCTTGCCCGCCTGCCGGGTGTTCGCTGCGGCGCCGTACACCTCCGCCGACTGCTCGCCGTCGCCGACCAGCATGTACAAGGCGATGCCCGACAGCAGCGCCGACTTGCCGTTCTTCCTGGCCATGACGATCGTGGCGCGGGTGTAACGGCGCACATACCGGCCCCACTGCTTCGACCAGTGCACCTCACCGAACAGCGGCCTGATGACCTCGTGCTCCTGCCAGGCAGCGAGCTCGAAGCGGGTGTTGGCCATCGCGCCCGCCGGGTGCACCAGCAACTCGGCGAAGAACCGCACCACCCGATCCGCCCGCGGCTCGCAGTAGTGCGCACCCGAGCGGGCACACACCCTGCCATCCAGGGTGTAGCCGCACCGGCCGCCCTGCCGGGAGGCCGGCCGCCACCGCCGGTGATGGTCAACCTTCACCGGGCGCCGGGCCGAAGTGCGCGCAGCCATCAGCCCACCCCCGCTCAGGACAGCAGGCGCTCCGCCCCCATCCCCTCGTCCTGACCGCCGAGCTTGAGCTGGGACCGGTCCGACGGGGTCAGCCCGAACCGGGCCCCGTAGCGCTGCACCTGCCCGTCGGCCTCGGTGAGCACCAGCGTCCACGGATTCTTCGCCCGGCGGGTGCCGGTCAGCTCGCCGTTCTTGTTGAACACCGGGGCGTCAACGACCGGCCCCTCTTCCTCCAGCGCCGCCGCGGCCTGCCGCCGACGGGCCACCGCGTCGCACCAGCACCCGAACGCCTCCGCGTCCCAGGAGGTCAAGACCTTCTTGGCGACCAGATCCGGCGCGTAGTGCTCCCACACCGCCAGCGCGTCGGCGCCCAGCCAGCCGGGCGCCTCGACGTCCAGCTCGGACGGCACCGGCTCGCCCGTGTTGATCCGGTCCGTGCGGTCGCCGTGCAGCACCCGCAACGCGGTCGGCTTGGGGGTCGGCCCTCTCCTGCCCATGCCCACCCCCTCACCCGCAACGCAGTGTGACGATCAAGGCCGGGTACGGCGGTCTCCAAAACCTGTCCGCGATTTGCCGGCTTCCCCCCCGCGTTCGGAGGGGCCCCGGCCCAGAGATTCCGACCCCCTACCCCGAAACGGAGCGAGAAAGGTCAAAATTTCGGGCCGTTTTCAGCGGCCCAGCCACCGGGCTGGTGACGCGCTGTCTCCGAGCTGTGGCAGGGCTTGCACAGGCCGCGCCCGCGGGCGGGGTCGTCGGGGTCGAAGCCTCGGGCGACCAGCTCGCGCCGGGACAGCGGGTAGTGGTCGGCCTCGGTGGCCGGCCGCTTCTGGCAGAGCACGCACGTGGGGTGGCGCTGCAGCACTCCCTTGCGGAAGCGGTCGCGGTGCTCGGTGCCATAGCCCTGTGCGGTGGACGAGGGGCGGGGGGAGGTCCTGCCCTGGCAGGCCGGGCACTTGCCCGTGCGCCTGCCCAGCACTACCTCGCCCGCGCATCCTGGCGTGGTGCAGTGACGCGGTGGCCTACTCGGCACTGCGCACCATCCTGCGCAGGAACGCGCTCACGTCCTCGCCGTGACGTGCCTCGAAGTTGACCTGCACGGGCTCGTGGAGGGTGACGCGCGGGCGGATCGGCCGCACGTCGGGGTCGAGGCCGAGCACGGCGTCGACCGTGTCGCGGTCGGCCCCGACGGACACCGTGACCTCCATGCGTCCTCGCATCAGGCTGCGGAGCAGGTCGCGCCAGTGCACGTACACGGTGTGCCGGACGAACGGGTCGGCGATGGGCTGCTGGAAGGTCACGCTGCGGTCGTCCACTGAGCTGGTGACGTAGTAGCGGTGCGGGCTGCTGGGCTCGGTCACGGGTTCTCCAGGGCGGTGAGGCGGGCCTC